GCCAGCTATTACAACCGAAAGCGTAACAATTACCGAACAAATTAGACAATTTAACGAGCCAGGTATATTATCACAATCGGAGCCAGAAGGTTACCAAAATTATTACGTTAAACAAGTTAGCGGCGTTAGAAGTATGGGCGTACCGTTCACAATTTAATTTTACTTTCACCTTTAATAAAAAATATAATGGCCGATTATAAAGTAACAGCGGAACTAATAAAATACGACGTGAACTTTACAACGTATGACGTAAGCGGTTACGTTACAAGCGACTGTAATAGTATTTTATTTATCAATTACGGATCCAATGCCGTACAGATTGAAAACGTAACGCTGCAACAAAATCAAAGTTTACAAATTGAGGGAAACGCTGGCGAATTTACAACGCGCCGCTTTTTTGCAAATTTTATAAATTCAGGTGGGTTTAATAACCTAGTAACTGTTAAGAAAAATTATATTCAATAATGCCACAAATAGATTTATCAATATTAAACCAAAGACAGACGCCAGCGTTTTACGCTGATGTCTTTGCCAATAGGCCCGCAGCTGGTTTTGTTGGTAGGATCTTTGTATCTACAAATACATTTGCGTTTTATCGTGATAACGGTACTGGCTGGGATCTAATCGGTGGCCCAGGTACTGGAACAATTACTGGATCTGGTGCAAGCGGACAGATTGCACTTTGGGACGGCGCCAGTACTATTACTGGTGATACTGGACTAACATATAACGGTACAGCCAATTCGTTAACAGCTAGTCAATTTATTGTTACTGGTGGAACTTCAAGCCAATTTTTAAAGGCTAATGGATCATTAGATAGTAATACATATAACACTGGAAGCGGTGCAGTAGGCCAGGTAACATTTTGGAACGGTACAAACGCCATAACTGGCGGTAACGATTTATTTTGGGATAGTGCAAATGGACATTTGGGCGTTAATACAAATGTACCAGGTACAGCCCTGGACGTTCACCACGATCAACCGACAGTTGCAATACTTAATCAAACAGTAGCAACCAACGACGTTAGAATAGGTTTTCAAAATAACGGCGTAGGTTTATGGCGTATAGGAGCGTTTTACAACGCTGGTGCAAATGATTTTGGAATATACGATACTGTTGCTGCAATTCAGCCAGTAACAGTTAAAAAGACAACGGGCCAGGTATTGATTGGAACGTCAACTGTTGGATCTGGTAAATTAGTTGTGGCTAGTACAACTGGCGACAATGGGATCCAGATAGTTGGTGCAACAGCGCCAAGTTTACGAATAGATAACGCGGAAAGTGGGCCGACTAAAAGAATTGGTTTAGGTATTTCAACAGCCGTAAACAATTTTATCCAGGGTAGTGTGGATCGTGATATGTGTATTTTTAACGGATCCACAACAGCCAGCCCAATGTTATTTGGTATTTATGATACTACTAACGTACAGGAAGCAGCTAGAATATCGGCAGCAAGAAACTTTTTAATAGGTACTACTACTGATGTCGGAAGTAAATTGCAAGTTAACGGACAAGCATATATTAATCATAATGACGCAAGTGTTTTACGAATTTTAAGAAATGGTGGAAGTAATACAAATACTGGTATTGAATTTGTTAACGCTGGAAGCAGTGCAAATATAGGTTCAAATGGTACTTTATTTGGTATGGGTGGAACAAATGGATCTATACCAGCACAACCTTTTATTATTGTACCTTCTGGTAGTGAAAAAATTAGGTTAGATGCAAATGGTAATTTTGGAATTGGTACAAACGGCCCAGCAACTACATTAGAAGTTTTAGGAGTTAACGAAGGAGAATATTTTAGAGGCGGTGGCGGTACAATTAGCGACAGATCATTAAGATTAAGTAATTATACAATAAGTGGTACAGTTGGAATAGGACACAGAATAAATAACCCTAATTCTGGTGGTAGTTTAAATTTTGCCATAAATTCAAATGACGCCATAATTATTAGAAATACACTAAATGTACTAATCGGCACAACAAATGACAACGGGGAAAAGTTACAAGTAAACGGAAGGATACAATCAACTGGCTTTAAAAGTTTTACTGGAACTACAATTATTGCAAGCGGTGCAACACAAACTGCTTATACAATACCTTCTGGAACTGGTTATGATGGTTTATATTTTGTACAAGTTGAAATAACTACTGGATCTAATATATATTTGGCTAGTGGAGTAGTTACTGCACTTGCTGGTAATAATCAAGCATTTTTGACAACTTTTTATCAAGGCCCCAACGTAGTTTTATCCGTAAGTGGATTAAATATACAAATAACTAATGCAGGATTTTCAACTTTTACCTGGAATTATACAATTTTATTTCAACCTTTATAATTAAAATAATATGAAACAAATACAACCTATTTCAATTTGGGTAAACGGCCAACAGCAAACAGCAACCGTTTTTAGCCTAATTATCATTAATGACAATTTATTAAATTCTGCAACGTTTTACTGGCAGTTATTTAGTAGCGCAGAAGAAAAACTTGCAGACGGAAATTTAACAATGGTGGAGCCTCAATACGATCAATGGGGTACATCTAGCGACGTTAACCAGTGGGCGTACGAATGGGCCGCAACCCAGCTTAATATCACACTAGCTTAATTAATCTTTAAAATACAAAACCAATGGAAACAAAACAAGCACTTGCAATTTTAAAACAAATTTTAGACGCAGCTAGCAAAAGCGGTTTATTTGAAAACTTAACGGCAGCAATGACAGCGGCCGACGCTTACAATGCAATAGCGCGTGAAATATTAAAAGAAGAAAATGGCGACGGATCTGTTATTTAGTATTATTATTTTTGTAGCCGCTGGCGGTGGCTTTTATTTCACAACTAAAAACCGTTTAGATAAAATTGAAATAGATCTATCTAAACACAATAATACCAATACTGAAATATTAGACCGTTTAGCGCGCATTGAAACAAAACTAGATTTTGTAACTAAAAAGTAAAAACAATGTTTAAAAACTGGAAAACTAGCTTATTCGGCCTAGGGGCCGTAATTAGCGGAATTGCAACAGTATTAAAGGGCGATATACCTACTGGCGTTACAGCCATATTAGGCGGCCTGGGTTTATTTGCAGCAAAGGACGCAGATATTAATTTAAACAACCGTCCATAATGACTAGCCAAACCAAAAAAATATTGGTGGTTACAGTTGTGGCGTTAATCTTATTAAGCAGCACAATGGCAGTAGGAGCAAAGGCCGAGGAACTCATAAAAAGATTTGAGGCCGACGACATCAATAAGTATTTAAGAGCATACCTCGATCCAGTTGGGATCCCAACAGTGGGGTATGGAAGCACCTATAATTACGACGCAAAGCGTAAAGTAAGGCTAGGTGATAGTATCACCCAGGAAAAGGCTGTTGAATGGTTAAGAAAGGAAACAAAGTCAATAGTGCCAAAGATCAAAGCACTGGTTAAGGTACCTATTAACCAAAACCAGCTGGATAGTTTAACCAGCTTCGTGTATAACGTAGGTATCGGCGCATTTCAATCTAGCACCCTTTTAAGGTTACTTAATAGCGGCGCACCAAAGGAAGAAGTGGCGGCCCAGTTTGATCGCTGGAATAAGGGCACTGTAAGAGGCGAAAAGGTAGTTTTACCTGGGCTTACACGCCGTAGAAAAGAAGAAAAAGCGCTATTTTTAGCATAAGAAGCAAGTTGGTTAGATAGATTTCAATGGTCTAGTACAAAAAAGAAAGCCTGGTGTGTCTACACTGGGCTTTTTTATGCCCCTATAAAAATAAATTTGGTAGTTTAAACGTTTTTACTATAATTTTACCAACGACAAACAAAAACCCTAATATATGCACCTAAAAACCGACAGTAAGATCCTGGGCGAAATAGCCAGCTTACAACACAAAATTTTACGATTAGAGGCGCTTCGCGCACTATCACCGTACGAACAATGCACATTTTTTTTCTATTCTAGTTCTGGTAAGTTTTTATCGTTAAATGAAAACGATCTACCGTTTGACCTATCTTTTGAAGTTAGGATCCTAATAGACGCGGCCCTAGAACATTACCAGCACGAAATTAAAAGATTAGAAAATAGTTTTCAATGCGACGTAAACTAATTAGATTAGCTGCAATAATATTTTTTGTTGCAGTAAGCGTACCAGTGTGTTTATTTACATACAGCGGCGCTTATATACTTTTTTACCTATTTAAAATTTATCACTTTTTAAAACCAACAAAATGAATGAGTATTTAAAAGATCTAGCCGACGGCTTCGGATCAATGAACAAAGTAGAAAACAAAAAAAACGAGAAACAACCCGACTACCAGGGGTATTTTAAAGCAGACGGCAAATTATTTGAAATTGCTGGCTGGGTAAAGATTAGCAAAGCTAACAACAAATACCTATCTATTGCAGTAAAGGAATTTACAGAAAAACAACCTAATAACGAACTTTAAAAACTACACAAATGGCAACTTACATAACTATTATTGATTTATTCAACCAAAGTACAAGTGTTGAAATTGACAGTGAAAAAAGAGGTATATATGAAGATATTATAGCTGATTTTTATAAAGAAGATAATAAAGAAGTATTAATAATTATTTCAAAAAATGGTGATGAATATTATATACCAAAAGAACTAGCAAAAAAATATATAATAAAAATTAATACTGAATATTAAAAACTAGACAAATGGAAAATACATTAAAATTAGAAAACGCTTTTATTAATAGCAATCACCCATTTACAATTACTTTTACACATCAACACGAAACTATTTCTATTGCTTTAAAAGACAATGCAGATTTATTTAAATTAGCTGAAAGCTATAAACAATTATTAGATAAATTAGAAATAAAATGTATTGTAACATATAAAAATATAAACGATCAAAACTAGACAAATGAAAATAGATAAAAATGCCCCAGCTTTTCCAGTTATGCCAGTCCAGGATCAATTCGGCCGCCTAGTGGCACCGATACCAGGCTTAACAAAATATGAACACGTTTTATTGCAGATCCTTTGCGCAAAAGAAAGCCAAAACAATCACAGTAAAATAGGACTGTCTACACTTTTAAGAGAGTGCGAAACACTAGCAAACGAATATTTTTTAACCCTAGAAAAAATAGAAAATGAAAAAGAAGCTAACCCAGTTATTTCAATTAACTAATAACCAGCAAGCTGTAATAGCCCTAATTATTGCAGCTATATTAACCGCTTTTTTACAAAGGATCTAATGACAGACGGACAAAACAAATTAACGTTAGAAGAAAAACTTGCCGCTAGAAAATTCAAACCTGATTATATCCCCCCACAAAGCCAGGTCGTTTTTACTGTTGAAAATAAACCCATAGGAGTATTACAAAACTTTATTGTGATTTCTGGGCTACCTAAAACAGCTAAAAGCACTATATTATCGGCCGCAATAGCTAGCGCCTTCCAACCAGGTGAAGTATTTTCAATGAAATTTACTTTTCCAGAAGGAAGGCGCAAAATTGCGTATTTTGATACCGAGAGTAGCGATTATGATTTTTACAGACAAGTCAACAGAATTAAGCAATTTAGCAACAGAACTGACCTTCCTTCCTGGTGCCACTGTTATACAGTGCGAGAGGACGGCCCAGCTGAAATAAGGGCCTTAATCGTTAATTATTTAGAAAATAACCCTGACTGCCCGATCGTAATTATTGACGGCCTTTTGGATCTTATTTTTGATTATAACAGCGAAATTGAGAGCCGCAAGCTAGTTAACTGGTTTAAACGTCTTACAAAGGTTTATAACTGTTTATTTGTGGGCGTACTTCACCAGGGTAAAGGCGTGGGCGCCCAGACACTAGGTCATCTAGGATCTAATTGTGATAGGTGGGCTTCTAGCACGCTTGAAATGGTAAAAGACAAAGACAAAAAGACCTTTACTTTACAACCGAGGTTTTTACGATCCAGCGAAGATTTTAACCCAGTGGTGCTTATGAACATTGGCGGTAACTGGCAGCAAATATCTATTGAAGGTGAAAGCAAAAAGCCTGAAATAAAGCACCCAAAACAATTTACTGAACTTGACCACAAAAATATAATAAACCAGCTTATTTACGGCCCTATTGCTTATAAAGATCTAATAGCAGATATACAAGAACAACACGCAAAAGGTACTAATTGGGCCAAACAATTATGTAAGATCTGGATCGATAAAAAATACATTTATAAAAACGAAGCAAACCTATATGAAAAAAGATACTAAACGCTTTATAGCTTATATGTTAATGCACAAATATTTTAAGCTGGTAAAGAAAGGCGCCAACTGGCGCATAGAATACAACGGCGTTTTATTACAGCCAGACGACATAGAATTTTTAAAGTTAATTGCAAAAAAAAGCGGCCAAAAATTTGACCGCCTGGACAAAACAATTAACCCTAATTAACTGCTTTATTTTCCTTTCACTGCAAATATACAATATGGAATATTACACAGCAATTATTTTTTTTGAAGATCACAAAGAAATTACACCAAAAAAATATCGGAATATTAACCGAGTAGAAAATTTTATTCAGTTTGCCCGCAAAGTTGGCGGACATTATGTAAATTTATACGAGAAAAAAACGAAAAGATTTTATTGCCGCGTCTGGTTGAACAATTAAAATAAAGACAGCAACCCAGCACGCCGCCAAAATACCAGCCTAGCGCTGGTTTTTTTGTGCCTGGTATATATCGCTTAAAAAGTGGTTTAAATTAAAGGTGAAAAGAAAATAATTTAAACTGGTTTAAGTGGTTTAAAATAGGTGGTTTAATTTTTATCTTTGCTAGCCCCCAGGCGTACGCAAAGATAATAAATTTTAAACTAAAAGTTTAACCAACACACACTATTTTTAAAAAAAAGCTTTTTTGTTTGTAAATCGAACAATTTTTCGTAACTTTGTAAGGTATGGCAGCAAAGAAATGGCTGGCGGCCCTAGTGGGTGCAGCAGCAGTTTACTGGGTTTACAGCAAGTATCGCTTTTCGCAAGGCGTTAGCTTTATTATATCCAGGGTGGGCCTGGGTGGATCATTTTTAGATCCACAGATCAATATCGAAGTAACAATTTACAATCCCACAGCATTTAGAACAGAATTAAGCAATTTAAGGGCGCAGCTATATTTGGCAAGCGGTTTAAAGGTTGCTGATGTGTATTATAACAATAGAACGGTAATACTAGCAAATAGCCAGGCTGTTTTGCCACTGGTGGCGGTTACGACACTGGAAGGCGCAATAACTTCTATTCGCGAACTTATAAGAAGCAAAAAAGCTGATTTTCGCCTAGCTGGTACGGCCCAGGTGGACGGCGTTTTATTACCTTTTGATATAAAATACTCTTTTAATGGTTTCTAAAAACGCAGTTTTACAAAAACTGGCGCCTTTCCAGAACTATAAAAAGGTAGTTAGCAGCGATCAAACTGTTACTGATATTATCGATGGAATTGTTGAAACACATTATAAGTACCAGGACGAATACGATAAAATAAGTAATTATTTTGTCGGGGAAAGTGAACTTGAAACGGCGCGAAATATTTTTAACTTTTTAAAGTCCAGTGTACCTTACTTTATTGAAAGTAACAATAAGCAGACGTTAAGAAGTCCAAGCGCCATTTTAGCTTTAAGACAAGGCGCTGACTGTAAAAGTTACGCGCTGTTTGCAAATGGGGTGCTAGATAGTTTAAACAGAAAAGGTATTTTTGAAGCACCGCTAGCGTTTAGATTTGCGGGATATAAAAATAATACCAGGGAGCCGCAGCACGTTTTCGCTGTTATGTACCCAGGAACAAAAAAGGAAATTTGGATCGATCCAGTATTACCTAGATTTAACGAGAAAAGACAACCTAGTTTTTATAAAGATAAAAAAATAAAAATGGCACTAATTGCTTTAAGCGGCGTCGGTTATTCAGCAAGCGACAAACGCGCAGAAATGGAAGCGTATAGGGATAAACTGGTAAACGATCGCGATAGGCTTTTACAAGCTGGCGTAATTACCCCAGGATCTAGTAAGGAATTGCAGTATAAAGTTGCAATTAACAAAGTTACTAATGCGCTTCAAGATCTACCAAGCGTTAATGGTATTGGTCAATTTGACTGGCAAAACGCGTTTAGTAGTTTAGTAACAGCGGCCCCAGATATTATAAGTGCTTCGCGTCCTGGTGGCGGTTATGTACCAGGTCAATATCAACAGCCGCCGTTTATGCCAATGCAGCAACAGCCAGAGCAAAGGGCTGGAATTAGTACAAACACAATTTTGTTAATAGGTGGCGCGGCACTAGCAGCGTTTTTAATCTTTAAGAAAAAATAATGATAATAAGATGTAGAGGGTGCGGCTGGAAGTGGAATTTTACCAAAGGCGGTTACGATCCTTACATTTGTCATAAATGCGGTATGAATAATAAAAGATATTACAATAACAGAAACATCGGAGTAGTGCCACTGGTAGCAGTTGCGGCCGCTAAACCTATTGCCGCGCTTGTTTCAGCTGGTATTGCCGCTTTACCTGGTATAATTAGCTTTATTAGAAATATTTCACAGCGTCCAGCTGGTGAAGCACGCGACGTTATTAATGAAGTTAAAAAGGCAATTACTAATACAGACGCTAGAAATAGATTAGCGCTAGTAGTTGCAGCAAGCCAAAGAAATTTCAAGGCGGCTGATGTTGACGTTAACGAATTACTATACTGGTATAAACAAAATTACCCAGAAGATTATAAACAACTATTGCCAGAAGATAAACTTTACTGGAATACTTATTTAGATAATTACAGACAAAGATTTTTATTACAAAGGCCCGATTTGCAAAATAATTTTTTAAATAGATCTTATTTTACAAAGGAGCAAGTTAATTATAAGCCCGAAGTGCCAGGATCACCAGGAACGCAAAAAGCTGGAATGAATATTTTAGTTACACTGGCTATTGTGGGCGCTGGTATTTTCGCACTATCAAAAATGAAAAAATAATGACCGCAGCACAGAAAACAGCAAAGGCAAATTTTAAAAAAGCCATTGAATACAGAAAAAAAACTGGCGTTTCTTTAAAAGAAGCGTTTGCGCACGTTTACGGTAAAAAAGTAGGCGCGGCACCTAAAAAGAAAGCAGCAAAGAAGGCAGCACCTAAAAAGGCAGCTAAAAAAGTTGTAAAGAAGGCAGCAAAAAAAGCAGCACCTAAAAAGATTGCTAGAAAAGTTGTAAAAAAAGCAGCACCTAAAAGATCTGTAAGTTTACATAAAGACACTAAAAGCCATAACGTTAATATTCGCGTAATGTCTGGAATGGAAAGTGCAACTATTGGTAATGTTAAATATTTATTTGAACAAATAAGAAAAGCAGAAGGCCAATTTCAAATTTTGAAGGATCGTAAAAAAAGGGATAAAAAATTAGTAGGTTTTGACGCTAAATTATTTCAAAGATACCCTGGTTATATTAGATCTTTAAAAAAGCAGTTAAGCGAAGCAAAAAAGAATATCAAATAAAATGTACAAAATTTCTTTATTCTCTAAAAGAAAGGCAAAAGCGTTAAATGTAATTGTCTTACCTAGTGAAAAGAAAAATAAAAAAATTGATGTTTATGATGTTTACGGCAATTTGTTAGCTAGTGTGGGTGATCCTAATTATTTAGATTATCCTAGCTTTTTAAGATATTGCGGTAAAAAGATAGCAGACGAAAAAAGAAAACTTTATAAAATAAGACACCAGAAGGATAGAACGGTTAAAGGATCC